GACAGCTTGGCCCGGGAGGACGGATCGACGGAGCAGGTCTTCGAAGAGCGCCACCGGCTTCTGCGCGGCGTGGCCGAGATTGCTGTCAGGCGGGTAGTCAAGCACGTCCCCGAGCATCTTGAGGATCGGTCGCTTGCCCTTGACGGCGTAGAGGAGAATTTCGTACTTACGCTGCGGGCCTTGCTCGGGCCAGGGTGCGCGCATACCGGACTTCTTGTACCAGATGAGTGGAGTGCGGAAGACGTTCCAGCCGGCTTCGACCATCAGGGACTTGAGCTGAGAAAACTTGTCGAAGTCACAGAAGCAGTAGAGATGCGCTTGCGGCTTGGCGATGCGGTAGCCCTTGAATGCCAGGGCGGTGGCGCAACGCATGAAGGTTTCGTAGCTGTCCTCGTAGCCGTGAGCGCCGGCGGCTAAGCCACCTGAGTCTCCGAATTCATCTGCGCTCATGCCGTAAGGAGGATCAGTGATGATGCAATCGAAACTGTCAGCGGGGCAGTCATCCATCCAGTTGATTGAGTCGGCGTGAACTGCTTGGTGCATATCGGCGGTGAAGGTCTTGCCGACCGACGCCCCGAGCTCCCGGTGCTTTATAGCTGTCTCCTCCTTGCGGAGGATCTTAAAAGCTTCATCGACGGTTTTCGCTGCTTTGATGGCGGGATTGTCCAGGTGACCTGCAACGATAAGTTCCCGGCGAGTGTTTTCTTGATGGATACCTTCGGAGCTCCCGCGAACCTCAAGCGAGATGTCAGCTGTAGTAGGCGGCGGTGCTCCCCGCTGGACTGCCTGGGCGGTACGAAGTGTGTTGAGGCGAGCATGGGCGGCTGCGCGCTCCTGCCATGTAAGGTTTTCACGATGGATGTTCTCGGAAAGTTCAGCTTCCTCTGCCGCCAGGGGGTCAAGGTCGCTGAGGAGAGTGTAAGGGATGCTGTTCGCACGGACGCGCTCGCCGTCGTGCATGATCTCTCCGCCGAGGGCGTATATGTCTTTGACTGCCCGGAGGCGACGCTCGCCGGCGACTAGGTAGTAATCGTCGCCGACTATCCGCAAGATGATAGGGTGGAGAAGCCCTTGGGTCTGCAGCACCTCGGAGAACTCGTGTAGCTTGCCTTCTTCGAATACCTTGCGTTGGCGATCTGCTGCGATCTTGATTGCGTCTACGTGGATGAGTTTCATGAAAGTCCTAAGAAAGAAGAAAAAGGGGACGAGCACCGAAGCACCCGCCGCCCTAGCCTGGGATATCAGCTTGGCAAGATAGCGCCTACGCGCTCCTGGATGGACTCGTTGTAGAGTTCATGCTGAACCTTGACCATGACGGTCTTGCCCTGCAGCTGGCGCCAGGCCCAGGGTACACCCGCGACGTTGGTTCCGGTGGCTTCCCGGTAGTCTTTTTGCCGCCGATTCTTGCCCTTGGAATTGTCCAGTGCGCCCTGTGCGGTCAGGTCGAGAAACGCCCGGTCGCTGAGGGTGACTTCGGGAGGAATACCGAGACCCTGGACGGACGGTGGAACCTGCACACGCAGCGGGATAATCATGGAGACCCAAGGCTTGCCAGCATTATCGCCTTTGCTGATTGTGCCAGAGCCGGTGGTGATCTCGCCGATGACTGCGAGGTACAGGCCGTTAGCGTGCTCAGGGTTCTCCGTGGGAAGCGGGGGGCGCTTCTCGTTGACTTCGGTAACTTGCGCGTCGAGGAACACGCTGGGATCGAACTGACTTGTACTCATATGAGTAACTCCTGTGTGGTTAACTGGGGACACTTGGCGCAGTCCCCTTCTCGCATCTGACTAGAGATACATTGTTTCCTTGCCGATGATCTTGACTTGCGTACCATTGGCGAAGGAGGAGAGAGGGCCAGGCTGCTTCATCGCGCCGAGAATCCAGGCGACAACTTCCTTCTGCGACAGGCCGGGAGGTTGGGTGACTTTGACAGCCAGGGTGAGAGTGGTGAAGGAACGCTTTGTCATCACACACCTCCAGAGCGCTTGGCCCAGATATCCATGACCTGGGCGAAGTCGGGGGTGATCTTGCTGCGGTAGCCGAGCGAGCGCGTCTTGGTGTCCACTCCGTAAGCGGCAGTGTCCCACCAGAACTGCGCACCGTCGCGAGTAGTGTAGATGATATCGCTGAACAGCGTGGGGATCTCGGTTGCCAGGGCCTTGCCGATAGCCTTGATCATGACCTTGGTGGACTGGGTGATTGAGTCGGTCTCGCGGTCTACGTGAGCAGTCATGACAAACGGGCACTCCATCCCCTGGGTGCAGAGGCGAAGGAAGTTCATCAGGTTGTTCTGGGCTACACCGTAGTCGCCGGGGCTGGCCATCGGGCGGGAGCCGATCTGCATTTTCATGGCAGCATTACTGGTCTCTGTGAGGGAGTCCATAACGAAGATCCTGCGGGAAGAGAACGCGTCGATAGGGCCGAGTTCCTTGCCTGTCCGGTCATCCTTGAAGTTGCTGCAGGACTGTAGGATTTTCCAGAACGCATTGTTGTCTCCGCCGCGGTTGCCGTCTACTGACTTGGCCAGGGCTTCGTAGGACAGCTTGCCTACGTTGTCGGCGGTAGCCATGAGGGACTTGAGGGAGATGGGCCGAGTCCCTTGCTGGTGCCAGTAGACACACGCCGGAGGTTCCTTGCCCTTGTCGCGGAAGTAGCCAAGGAGGGTCTCAAGTCCGTTCTCGGTGAACAGCACGGCGACCTCGAATCCGTTTTTGTCTGCCCAGTCGCAGAGCGTACCGATGGCGTAGGTTTTGCCCGTTCCGCCTAACCCCATGAGGCAGATTTTCGGGCCGACAAGTACCTGCTTGTCTTTAGTAACCAGGGATGCTGGTGTGATAGTGGTCATAAGAGACTTTCGAAGTAAGCTAAATGTACGTCCAACTCGCGCTTGATGCAGTCGTAAGACAGCTCGTCGAGATTGTAGATGAGTTCGCCAGTGAGCAGAGAACCTGGGATGTTCCAGGGATCGCGGTGCTTGCGGCAGGAGACTTCGGCGACCCGGAAGTTACGCGGGTTGCCCTTGGCGTCTTGAAGGATTGTCCGTGCCCAGATCTCCCCGCAGGTGGCGCAGAAGTACGCCCGAGAAGGCCAACCCCAGCTGTCCGCTGCTTGGGAAGCATAGCGGAACGTGCCGAGGTAGGTCTCCTCTGCGATGATGTACCCAGCAGGCACTAGTCTACCTGTACCGTTTCAGTCCGAGCGACTGGATCCCAGCGTCGGCGCTGGAACTGTTGCTCAAGCAGCGGGGTAGGGTCGCGCATCTGGCAGACGGACTTGAACGGACAGCCGCCGTACTCCGCGCAAGCGTGATCGAGATTCCAGTCCCAGTACCCGGACTCCCATGCCTGGATCATTCGCTTGGCGTCTCGGATGAGCTGCTCGTACCAGCGGTCGATAAGCCACTGGGGGCGGTAGGTGATAGCTTGGAGGGTGTCGTACTTGGTCTTGAGGATGGATACTCCACGAACAAGAAATCCATCAAGCTTAATACCCGCTTTCGCTGCGCCCCAGACATAGCCGGTAAATTGACTGCGCAAGTCCCATTGACGCGGCCAGCTTGCGCCGAGCTGGGAGGTAGTTTTATCGTCTTCTCCAAGGTGCATCCCTTCATATTCACACATCATATCCATGCGGCCTGAGTACAGGATTGGATCTCCAGTTACTGGGTGAGCCAGGTCGAGTGGCTCGAGGAAGGAGAACTCTATCCCGCGCTTACCACCCGGCAGGGTCATCGGGATCGCTTTGTCCTCCCCGAGGCGGTACTGGGAGAAGTAGTACTCCAGTGCCCCGGCAGTACGCTCCGCTGACTTCGCGGAATCTGGAGGACACTCAAAGTCTCCGTAGGCAGTCAGCAACGCCTTGAGACCCAGGGCAAGGGAGTCTTCCGGCGACCTCCCGTCGATGTAGTAAGCTACCCGAGCCTTCTCAATCCCGGTTGCGTAGGCAGCTCCGGCGTGGAGATGGACAGACTGGTCACGGAGTTTCCAGTGCTGCATGAACTCGAGATAGGCTTTCTGAGGGCAGGACTTAAACGCCGCCATAGTGGTGGAGTCAAGGACTGCCGGAAAGGGTGGGCGCTGGCGGGTCATACGGAATTCTCCAGGCAGAGGAGCTTTTGCAGATTTTCTTCGATTTCCGCTACGGTCTCTTCGGCGGCTACTCGTGCCTTGGCCTGGGCTGCTCGCATTATCTCTACTCGCTGGGGAATCCAGTTATCTGGCACCTCAAACTTCACAATGTGAGAGTGCTCGCAGACCTTCGCCCATTGCACACCTTCTGGTACGTAAGTCATGAAACTGTAACTGGACGGAATGGCAGAACTTTCGCCGTATTTACTAAAGTAGGCTATAATAAAGCCCTTGATTTCAACTTCCATTATCTTCTCCTAGACTCGAGGATGAAACTGCACCCACAACAGATTCGGTTACAGATCATCCAGCTCGTCGAGCATGGCGTCTTGGCTTGGCGCAGCGGAGCGCTTGGCGGGTACGCGCTTGGCTGCCGCAGCAGCGGAGGCAGCGCCGAGGCGACCTGCGCGGAGAAATATCACACCCTCTTTCATCTCCTCAAGGGTGAGTGTGCCCTCGG